ATGTTATAATATGTTAAGATGTAAGAGTATGAGTTAATCACTTGTCATTAAACCTTAAATTTTTGTAAGTGTAAGACAGTTTAAAAGCTGTCTTTTTTTGTTTATAAATATTTTATTGCCTTGTAATTCGGCAGCCGCTTAGAATTGCGGAGTATTTTTATTTTTGAGGAGGTGGAGAACTTGACATGAAATTGACGGAGAAACAGAAAAGATTTGCGGATTATTACATTGAAACTGGAAACATAACAGAAGCAGCGATAAAGGCAGGGTACAGTAAAAAGACAGCGAGAGTTATTGGACAAGAAAACTTGCAAAAACCTGCTATAAAAAGCTATATCGACGAGAAATTGGAAGCTATGCAGGATGAGAGGACAGCATCTGCTAAGGAAGTGCTTGAGTTTTTGACCAAATCAATGAGAGGTGAGCTTGACGAGGAAGTTGTTGTTATTGAAGGGACTGGCGATGGAACAAGCGAAGCTAGAAAAATAAAAAAACAAATTGGATTGCGTGAAAGAATTAAATCGGCAGAATTGCTTGGTAAACGATATAGATTGTTTACAGATAAAGTTGAAGTTGAAGGAGTTGTGCCTGTCATGATTGTAGGTGAGAGCGAACTTGAAGAGTAGAAAAGTGAATCTGCCGGAACTTGTTGGAAAAGGATACAGAGATTTTTGGAATTTCAAGGGAAGGTACAAGGTCGTAAAAGGATCAAGAGCAAGTAAGAAAAGTAAGACAACGGCATTATGGATAGTATACAATATGATGAAATATAGGAATGCAAATACTCTTGTTGTACGTAAGGTGTACAGGACTTTGAAAGACAGTTGCTATTCAGATTTAAAATGGGCAATACATAGATTACAGGTTCAAGACTATTGGGAGTTAAAAGAAAGTCCACTTGAAATAACATATAAACCTACTGGACAAAAGATTTTATTTAGAGGTTTCGATGATCCGTTGAAAATTACATCTATTTCAGTTTCAGTTGGACAATTATGTTTTTGTTGGGTAGAGGAAGCATATGAGTTGACAGATGAAGTAGCGTTTAATATGCTAGATGAAAGTATAAGAGGTATAGTTGAAGAACCATTATTTAAACAAATAATCATTAGCTTCAATCCTTGGAATGAGAGGCATTGGCTTAAAGCTAGATTTTTTGATAGAAAAGATAAAAATATTTTAGCTCTTACAACTAATTACCTGTGTAATGAGTGGCTTGACAAATCTGATAAAAAGCTATTTGAAGATATGAAAAAGAATAATCCTAGGCGGTATCAGGTGGCAGGGCTTGGCAACTGGGGGATTGTTGAAGGGCTTGTTTATGAAAATTGGAGAGAGTTGGAATTTGATTGGAGAGAAATTTTAAATAAAAGGCAAAAAGCAAAAGCAGTATTTGGATTAGATTTTGGATATACGAATGACCCTGCTGCTTTTTTTTGTGGGATAATGGATCAGGAACAAAAAGAAATTTATGTTTTTGATGAAATATATCAAAAACGGATGCAAAATACAGTTATTTACAGAAGCATAGAAAAACTCGGATTCAGGAAAGAAATAATAACTGCCGACAGTGAGGAACCAAAGAGTATAGAACATTTAAGAGGGTTAGGACTGTTAAGGATAAAAGCATCTAAAAAAGGGAAAGATAGTATAAATGCTGGAATACAATTTATTCAGGATTTTAAAATTTTTATCCATCCAAGGTGTGTAAATTTTTTAACAGAGATATCTAATTATGCTTGGGATAAAGATAAATTTGGAAAAGCAGTAAATAAACCGATAGATGATTTTAATCATTTAATGGATGCTATGAGATATGCACTCGAAGATTATATGAGAAATAATCGGATGAAGACAATTAATAAAAATATATTGGGGGTGAGATAATGGAAATAAAAATTTTGGAAAAAGCATTATGGGACTTTTTAGTGAATGATTTAGCACGGCTACAAAAACTGGAAGACTATTATGTTGGTAGGCATAAAATATTGGAAAAACCTAATAGGTTGAAGGAGAAACCAGATAGTAAACTTATCCACAATTTTCCAGGCTATATAACTACGATAGCAACAGCTTATTTTATTGGGAAAAATATCAATTATAAGTTGTTGGAAGATAATTTGGTTAATGAGTACGAGATGGTTGGAAAATATTTAGCAACGGAGGAAGAACAGCAGTGTAATTATGAGCATGCTGAAAACTGTTCGATTTTTGGGCGGTCGTATGAGTTGTGGTATAAAAATATAGATAATACGATAAATTTTAAAACATTGGATCCTCGAGATGTTTTTGTTATTAGAGATAATACGATAGACAAAAATATTAAATATGCAATTCGGTGGAATAAAGAAAAAAACGAAAACAATGAGTATGATTATATTTTGGAGATTTATGATGATAAAACTGTAACTGTCAATACATTTACTTCTGTTATGGATTATGAAGGGATTATACTAACTCCACAGGGGCAAGGCGAAACTAGATTACACGGATTTAACAAAGTACCAATTATTGAATTTATAAACAATAAAAGGAAACTTGGGGATTTTGAAAAAGTAATAACACTGATTGATGGATATAATGAAGCGGTATCAACTTCATTAGACGATATGAAGGATTTTACAGACGCAATCCTAGTATTGACAAATATGCAAGGAACTGATGAAGAAGATATAGAGAGTTTGAAGAAAAACAAAGTGATGTTATTAGGAGAAAATGGAGAAGCTAACTGGCTAGTAAAAAATATAAACGATACATATTCTCAAAATAATAAAAATAGACTGAACCAGGATATTCATAAATTTTCTTTTATTCCTGATATGCAAGATGAAAATTTTGCTGGAAATAGTTCGGGCGTGGCATTAGGGTATAAATTGTTAGCACTTGAACAACTAACTGCACAAAAAGAAATGTACTTTAAAAAAGCATTAAATGAAAGGCTAGAGTTAATTTTTGATTATTTTGGGTTATCATTGAAACCGTTAGATATTCAAAAAATATTCACGAGAAATACTCCTGAAAATTTGGTTGAACTTTCAACTGTAATAACAAATTTACAAAATGTTGTATCACAAGAAAGTTTAATATCATTACTGCCTTTTATTGAAGATACTGAAGCAGAAATGAAAAAGATTGAAAAAGAAAATCAAATTGAACAACCGTTGGAATATAAGGGATTAAAAAATGAACAGGAAAAAATAGATGAAAAACAAGAATAAAGAATATTGGGAAAAAAGGCAACTTGCACGAGAAGAGCTATCATTTAACAAAGGTACAGAAGCATACAAAGAATATGTAAAAATACTTAGTGAGAGTAAAAAAGAAATAGAGAATAAAATAGCCCAATTATACGCTAAATATCAACAAGAAGTGACAAAACTAGGTATCGACAAGATTCAAGCGAATAAACTGCTTCGTGGTATTGAGTATAAAGAATGGCGATACGATATAGGAAAATATGTAGAGGAAATTGAAAAGTTAAAAAAAAGTAATCCTGTTGAGTTCAGGAAAATGTCAGTTGAACTTGAAACATTGGCATATAGAAGCCGTATCAGTCGACTGGACAGTTTAAAAGCAGGTGTTGACTATGAACTTATACAGGCAGGGGAGAAAATAAAAGGCAAAGTGACGGATACATTGACTGATGTTTACGAAAATACCTATACATCATTTGTTGAGGATTTGAATTTTAAAAAAGGTGTAATTAGTAGTAGTACAATAAAAATGGCACTGGAACAAGAATGGAGTGGGGCTAATTATTCAAGTAGAATATGGAGTAACATTGATAATTTAGCGAAAGCGATAAAGAATGAAGTGGTTGTTGGGCTGAATAAAGGTATTAACTATAGAACTATGTCGCAAAATATATCTAAGAAGTTTGATACAAGTTATAAAAATGCTGAAAGGTTAGTAAGAACTGAAACGGCTCATATACAAAACCAAGCAACGCTTATGGGGTACAAAGATTCTGGGGTTGTTAAGTATGAGTTTTTAGCGGTATTGGATAGTCGAACAAGTCATACTTGTGCTAGTCTTAACGGTGAAGTATTTAAAACAGAAAATGCTATGGAAGGAGAAAATTATCCGCCGATGCACCCTCGGTGCAGGAGCACAACTGTACCTTATGAATATGCGGATTCAGATGTTTTTTCTGATGAACCTGAAAAAGAAGATTTTGAAAATAATGAAAATGAGGGTATAATCAATAATAATGGTACTGTTTTTGTTGAAGGTGGTAGATACAGAAATATAGGGAATATTAATGCAACGGAGTATAAAGATGAACCGCTGGAATTGTTGCGAAGATATGAACAAAAAATCGTTAAGAAGAGCAAAGAAAATGCGTTAGTAATAGCTAAAAATGGAGATATTTATATTTTGAAAGGAGATGAAAATTCGATACCAAGTCATAAGATGACTAAAATTAATTTTGAAGACGCTTTTTATACCCATAACCACCCTAAAAACAGTGGTCATGAATGGGGATTCAGTAATGATGATTTTAGTTCATTTACTAATTTAAAATTAAAATATTTAGCAGCAATTGATGAAAAATACATTCATGAGTTATCAAAAGATATGTTTGAAATGAAAAATATACTAACAGAACAGGAGAAGTTATTGGATAAAATGACTTATGAAAGATGGATAGTACTAAATCAGTATGAAAAAGCAGAAGAAAAAGGATTAAGGTATAGAAGAAATGAAATTAACAAAAGATAATGAAGTGTATAAAAGTTTTAAGAAGTTAAAGGAAATAGAAGAAAAAGCTGATAATGCTGAAAATAGCAAAGAAAAAATATATTGGCGTGAGGAATATTTGAAAAAGGACAGAGAATTTTTTGAACAATTAAAGCGGTCTGAGTTTAAAAATGAGAGTGCTTTGACTGTTTTACGAAAATTGAAAGAATTATATTCGAGCGAAAAAAAATCAAAAGAGTAGTTTAACGACTGCTCTTTTTATTTGTCGTACTGATGGACATTAAACATCTGGATAGAAAATAGTCGACAGACTTTAAATGGGAGGATAATTATGTCAGAAAATACATTTACACAGGAACAAGTAGATGAGATGATCAAAGAAAGGATTGCAAGAGAGAGAAAAAAATTTGAAAGTGAGAAAAAAGAATTGGAGAGAAAGCATGGAGAGACGATAGAAGAGTATGAAACAAGAATCAATAATGCTAATCTTACTGCAGAAGAGAAGTATAATAAGAGCCTTGCTGAACTTCAAAAACAACTTGATACTTCAAATACGGAACTTGCAACATTGAAAACTAATGAGATGAAAAAGGCTATATTAGGGAAATACAAAATCCCTGATAGTTTTTTAGGTAGCATTACTGGAAATACTCAAGAAGAGATTGAAGATAGTGTGAAATCTTTTTCTGAGAATTTATCTAGTTATCTTAAAACACAAAGCGGAGGAACACCAAACTCTTTAAATGGTGGAAGTGAAGGAGAAAAAGATAAAAAAGATATAGGACTTGAAGCATTCGATAAGGCTTTTAGTTCTTTTTAATTTAAAGGAGATGATAGAATATGGCAATGATTTATACTGAATTATTTGCAGATAAAATTGATGAAAGATTTACAAGTGAAGCAGTATCACAGAAAATAGTAAATAATGATTACAGCTTTGTAGGTGCTAAAACTGTAAAAGTTACTTCAATTAATACAGTTGATAATAGAGACTATAACAGAAATACAGGTTACGGAAATGCGGACATTTTACAAAATTCAATCCAAGAATTGACATTAACAAAAGATAGAGCTTTTAAAATGCTTTTGGATAAAATGGACGAAGACGAGACAAAAATTAAAGCTGGAGAAGTGTTGGCAAGACAATTGAGAGAAAGAGTAATTCCTGAAATTGAAAAATATAGATTTGAAACAATTCTTAAATCTTGTGATACAAATTCACAGACAGTAACAGGACTTACAGCTAGCAACGCTTATGCTAAATTCTTGGAGGCACAGGAAAAATTAAATGACGAGGATGTGCCACAAAATAGAATTGCTTATGTTATACCTGAGTTTTTGACAAAACTAAAAAAAGATGACAACTTTATTAAAGCCTCAGATATTGGACAAAATATAGCAATAAATGGATTGGTAGGAATGGTTGATGGAGTGCCAATCGTAAGAGTTACTAAAAAATGGATGGAAGCTAAAACTGGAACACCAGCAACTACTAAAAAATATGCTTGTTTAGTTGGGCATAATTCGGCAACAGTAGCTCCAGTGAAATTGGCTGAATACAGAGTGGTTACAGATTCTGAAAATTATTCAGGGACTTTATTTTTAGGTAGATTTTATTATGACTGTTTTGTGTTGAATAATAAGGCAAAAGGTTTGGTTGCAATTGAAGCGTAGTAAAAAAGTATGGTTAAATGCCATACTTTTTCTATTTTTAAGAGGTAATAGAAATGACTGAATTAATTGATGAAATTTATGAAAAAATAAAAATTATTTCTGATGTAATTCCAGATGAAGCAAGGACTAAATTTGCTATTGAGAGCATTGTTCAAGATAGTATTAACTATATGAATCG